AAGTATTAGAGAACTTGCTATGGGAATACTAGGAAGACAACCTACAACAATTAGGAGAAACTAATGGACGCAACTACAGCAAGAAAACATTCGACGCGTAGACGAGCCATAGTTGGAGCGATTGCGAGTAAGTTGTATGAAAGTTTGAATGGGAGTGCGCCCTTTAGAAGCTCTGTTCAAAGTGTAGAACCAAGACTTAGATTCTGGGACGAAGTTCAAGACTTCCCAGCAATTCAAGTGGGAGCAGGGCAAGAAACTCGTGAATATGAAGGAGCGGGTTTTAGATTTAGATTTTTACGAGTAACTGTAAGGTGTTATGTAAACGACAATGATGACGTTATATTAGCACTCGAAGAGTTACTAGAAGATGTTGAAACTGTACTTGAAGATAATGATCCTTTAACGTATACAGATTCAACAGGAGCGTCTCAATCAACAGCTAAGACTACAATCTTATCGGTTGATACAGACGAAGGTGTTTTGGAGCCTCTCGGTGTCGGAGAAGTCATCGTAGAGATTCAATACTAGAAAAAGCCTAAGCTAAATAAATATTTAGTACGGCTCTTTCAGAGAATATTAGGAGAAAATAATGGCATTTCATTTTAGTAGAGATACCAAAGTATTCATGAAGTTTCACGCTAGTGCCGTAGGTACAGATGATGCGCTTTATGAGATACCAGTACTAGATGGTTACTCCTTTAGCCAGGCAACAAACAGTTCAGAGATTACTCTGAGCGAAGCTGCTGATTCATCAGGTAACAGTAAAAGAGGTAGAGCAATGTTCAACGATTCTTTTGCCCCTGCAGAATGGAGTTTCAGTACTTACATGAGACCAACTACATCAGGAACCGGTAATACGTGGGCGTCTAACGAACACGCAGGAAACGCAAAGAAATTTGCAGTAGAAGGGCCTTTATGGGCAGCTATGTCTGCAACCACTTATAATTTAGGTGTAGGCGGAACAGGAGCACCAACAGCCGCATCATTTGAGCCGAATGTATTTAACTTTCAAAACTCAAATAAAGTAGCACTTGGTGTGTTTGATTTATACTTTGTACTAGGAGCAGCAAAAGACAGCTCCCCTGCATTGTATACAACTGGCACAGACGGCGTAACAGTATATAAAATTTCTGATTGTTCAGTAGGCTCAGCATCTATAGACTTCGATATTGAAGGACTAGCACAGATAGCTTGGTCAGGACAAGGAAAGAAAATTAAGGAAGTAACTCAACTCAAGACTTCTTCTGGTGGAGCAACATCTCCAGCAGTAGTCGGAGAAGAGCATACTGTCAAAGGTTTAATTAACGAAGGAATTGATAGTACTTCAAATTATATTAGACAAAAGCTTACATCATTAGCAATTGCTTTTGATTTAAGTGACTCAACAGGAGCAGGTGAAGCAAGTGATGGAGAAGATCAATTACTAGCTGATAAAACCTATAATGTTGTTTTAACTGGTGGTAATATTACGATTGAGAACAATCTAACTTACCTAACACCAGAAACCTTAGGGTCTGTTAATCAGCCTCTAGGACATGTAATGGGAACTAGAAGTGTTTCAGGTAACTTTACTTGTTACTTGAATAGTGTCGCAGACGGCTCAATGGATTTATTAGAAGATCTACATGAAGCTGACGACATGATTACTAATAGTTTTGATATGACATTTAGCATAGGTGGAGCAAGTGCTCCTAAAGTTGCGGTAGCAGTACCAAATTGCCATCTTGAATTACCAACTCACTCTATTGAAGATGTGATTGGTATTGATGTTAATTTCCATGCGCTACCAGCTGATTTATCTTCAGCTACAGCATCTGATAGTGCTAATGAAATAACACTTACATATACATCATAAATAAACTTAACGGTGGGCAGGATAACCCTGTCCACCTTTTTTAGGAAAAAAATAAATGAACGAAACAGTAAAAAATGAGCCTGTAAAAGCAGTCTCACTAAAGAGTCTAATGACTCCAACAAAAACCGTAGAATTTGACTATCCCGGTTGCGAAGGATTTAAAGTAAAACTCTGCTACTTAGCTAGAGAAGAGTTGATGAAACTTAGAACTCGTTGCGTATCTCAAGTATTCAACAAGAAGACTAGAGGGTACGAAGAACAGATGGACGACGATAAGTTTTTAACTGAATATACTAAAGCAGTAATTAAAGGTTGGTCAGGCTTTAAACTTGGATATGCCAAGAATATGTTACTTTTAGGAGACTTATCTCCAGAACAAGAAGAAACTATGCTAGATTTCTCTAATGAAAATGTAGAGATTCTTATGAAAAACTCAGCTGATTTTGATACTTGGGTAACAGAACAAGTTGGTGATCTAGAAAATTTTACACAGAGCAAGTAGCCTGGGCACTTGCACAGATAAAAAGATACTATACGGATAACATAACTGTAGAAGCGTATCTACAGATGTGTGAACAATTAGATCAAGAGCCTAAAGAAGAAGAAATGCCTCCCGAGTTAGGGAGCTTTCCTTTAGAAATCCAGGAAGCTTTTGTAATACACGCTATGCTCCCCGATAGATGGGATGGAGCTAGCGGTTCATATATGGGGAAAGACTGGGCTCCCTTAAATGACTTATTGACTATACAAGAAGTCATGGATAAAAAAACTACTTGTTACTTTTTGAAACATATAGAAGGCTGTCACACGATAAATATCAACGGAGAGCTTAAACGTAAGCAAGACGCCAGTAAAAGGCGAGCAAAGAGTAAATAGTAAATGGCAAAAAAGATACAAGGCGGACAGCTAGTATTTACCGTCGGAGATGACGGGACTCTTAAACTATTAGAGAAGAAAACCAAAAGCGCCAAAAAGGCAATGAACGACCTTGGCGGGGCTTCTCAAAGTACTGATAGAAGAATTAAGGGTGTAACACAGCAGTCTTCCAACGCAACCAAAAACTTTAGTAAGCAAGCACAGACCATGCAAGGTGGTATCGTTGCTGTCTACGCAACAATTGCTGCTCAAGTATTTGCCGTTTCGGCCGCTTTCCAATTCCTTAAAGATTCTATGGAAACTAGAAACCTTATTCAAGGGCAGTTAGCCTTTGGAGCGGTTACTGGTGTCGCATATAAAACTATGACGGCAGATATCCAAGCCGCTACTAGTGGAATGATTCAGTTTAAAGAAGCTGCACAAGCAGCCGCTATTGGTACAGCTGCTGGACTAACTTCTGGACAAATGGAAGCCATTGGTAGAGCCGCAAAGAACACATCTCTTGCTCTTGGTAGAGATTTAACAGATTCATTTAACCGTCTTACAAGAGGTATAACAAAAGCGGAACCAGAACTATTGGACGAATTAGGTATTGTCTTAAGACTAGAGCCTGCAATGAAAGCATATGCGAACACGATAGGTAAAAATGCTAAAGACTTAACTCAATTTGAAAAATCACAAGCGGTTGCAAATGAAGTACTATCACAGGCAGAAACAAAGTTTGGAGCAATCACAAAAGTACTTGATCCAAGCGCATTTGCCTTAGCTCAGTTTGGAAAAGCCTTTGACGATATGATGAAAGGCGTAAAAGAGACAGTCGGTGACATAGCCGCTGCAGTCTTACCATTCTTCTCAAAAAATATTTATGCTCTAGTAGGAGCACTCACATTATTTCTAACACCAATTCTTAAATCAATACTTCCTGACTTTGCTGCAATGGGAGCTGCCGCCGATGAAAACTATGGCAAGGCTGCTGCTGCGGCAGATGAAGCTGCAGCTGCTGCACAAAGAGCAAAAGCTGCTTTAAGTGGAGCACAAGGTAAAGGTAGTGCTGATGCTTTACGTGATACTGATTATATGAAAAAACATGGAATCAAATCTGGTAAAGGTATGCCAGAAGGTCAGCTTTCCAAAAGACAATTAGAGATTCGAAAGAAACACTTACGAGAGGGTGTAGGTTTCTCTAAAAATATGAACAAGCAACAGCTTGCCGCATATAAGAGATTCTTAGTAGACCAAGAAATCGCACTAAAAGTTTCAGATAGTAAAAGAGCGAATATTATTACTCGAGGGCAGTTTAGAGCTAGAGCTTTATATGCTCAAACTGCTGCGTTCTATAAAAAGACACAAATGATGATGGTAGCAGCTACTGCTAAAGCATCTAAACTAATGAATGGAGCAATGAGATTGATGGGCTGGGTTGGTATTGCACTCATGATATTTGAAGCAGTAAGAGCCCTCTATCAATGGATTAAAGGGGTCGATGAAGCTGCAGAAGCTGAAAAGAAACTTGCTGGAGACATTACAGATAGATATGGCAGTTTGACAGTTGAAATTAGCAAGATGAATGAAATTGCAGGCATGGGACTTTTAGGTTTTAAAGGTACTATCGAGCAAATGGGGTCAGCTTTCCAAAGTGTAGATTTAACCAAAACCATGCAGGAGTACACCAAAGCCTTAGCTATAAAAGATAGTGATTTACAAGCAGAAGCTCTTGAAAAGATAACTACCTCATTAACAGAATTATCTACACTTACTCAAAACCCGAAAGCTCTAACGGACTTAATTGAGCTAATGGGAAAGAAGGGTGCAATTGATGATGAAACAATAAAAAATGTTACTGCATTAACTACTGAGTTTGGTAATGCTGCTATGTCTTCAAAAACTTTTGCAGAAAACAATAAAGCAGTAGTTAACTCGTTAAGACAAATGGCGGGTACAGGTGCAAAAGTATTTGGTTCTTCTGTACTCGAAAACATGAAAAAGAATGTTGAAGGTAGAAAACAACAACTACTATTACAGCCAGAAGTTACTGCACAAAAGGATCAAAATGTAAAAGATAAACAGGCTGCTCTTGATGCTTTACCCGATGCTTCTAAATTCAAAGCGATGAGACAGTCGATTAAAGATATGGGTGGTTTTAGAAGCCAGCAAGAACAAGCAGCCTTCCATACAGAATACGGTATGTCATTAAGAAAGGCAGAGGCATTATTACGAAAAGAAAAAACGATATTAGAGCAAAGAAAAGAGGCAGTACAAGCTTTAAAAAATGCGAAAGATAATCAGGAAGCTACCAAAGAGGAAGTACTCGCAATTGAAAAGGCATTAGAAAGAGAAGAACTAATTGTTGCAAACATTGAAAAACTGCAAGGCAGACAGTTGGATCTGCAGAAAGAGTTTGTTCAAAATAAAATAGATGCAGTAGGTGTTGGAACAGGTACTACTGTAGCAGACAAAGCTGCTAAATTAGAACTGAAAAACGCAGCAGCACTTACCGACGAAAAAGATAAACAACTCAAGTTGGACATGGCAACAGAGGCTTTAAGAGTAGCTGAAGAACAAGATACTGCAACAGAAGAAGAAATCAAAGGACTAAAACAGACTCTAGCCTTAGCAGGTTTAAACCTAGAATTATCTACTAAACAAAAAGAACAAACAGCAGAGGAAGTAGAACTCAAAAAACTACTAAACAAACAATCACAAGCTACGCTAGAGTTAAGCGAGAAACACAAAGCAAACGCACTTGCAAGAAAACTAGATGAAATGGAAAATGCAGCTGCAATACGTCAAGCAGGTACTCATTCAGAAGTAAGAGTGTTACAAGAAGAAAAACTTACTCGAATGAGAGAGAAAGCAAACGATGATGTAGCAAAAAGAGAGTTAATGGAAACTCAACTAGCTAACCTCGTAAAACAGAAGGGGCACGATGAAGAAGATGCTAGAAAACGACAAATTGCTATTAACAATCTAAAAGCAGAAGAACTCATCACTGAGCAAATGATTACTGATGAGATGAATAAGCAAGCTGGAGTAGACAGAAGCGCTGAAAGAGATAGAGGCATTGATAGTTCACGAATGAAAGTTCAAAACATGACTAGAGGGGCTGGGCTACCAGGCTTTGGTATGAGTAATATTACCCCACAAGCAAGAGAGCTAAATAAAATCTTAGTACAAGAAAACACTACTTTAGCAGAATTACAAGCAGACCAAACACAAAAAGGAAAAGAACACTTAGCAACCATACTAAAACAAGCGGACGCACAAGCAAAAATGGGTATCGAATTAGAACTAGCAAATAAGACTAGTGATATTATGAAGCAAGGATTTGATAGTTTATTCCAATCATTACTAGACGGTACTCAATCATTTGGTGACGCTATGAAAGGCGTAATGAAACAAGTACTCGCCGATTTAGCAGCAG